ACAAGCGGCGGGAAACATTACATTTTCGCGGCGTCCGATCAGAATATAGTCTCGTCGCGCAAGTCGGCGGACGCGATCGACATCCGGGGCGCGAGCGGCTTCGTCGTCTGGCCTCCCTCGCTGGGCTATAGCGTCGAGCACGACGTCGATCCTCCGCAGATGTCGCGCGCGCTGCTCGCGGATCTCCTGCGGATGCAGACAGCCTATAGGGCGAGCGGCGCGGCCGACGCAGGCGCGGATCTGTCCGGCGTCGACGTTGAGGAGCTCGAGAAGCGGATCCGGACCGGGGCTGACTTTCACTACACGACGCTCGAGATCACGAAGCGGTGGGCTCTGGCCGGGATGGAGCAGGACGAGGCGCTCGCGCGGCTCTTGGCGCTCTACGACGAGGCGCGCCCGACAAGCGGCGCGCAGCTCGGCCGGTGGCAGAAGGCGCGCAAGGACGCGGAGCGCGCGCTCGATGGCGCTCTGCGGCGCTTCAAGCCCAGAGACGAGCGCGCAGCCCTCGACGCGCTCGCGCAGCTCCTCGGGGTCGAGGACGACCCGGAGATCCCGGTCGAGGATCCCGGACCGGTCGAGGATCCGGTGCACGGGCACGTCCCGCGTCCGCTCGATCAGTATGAGCCGCGCCGGTGGCTGCTCGGGAACATCCTGATCCGGCAGTTCGTGACCGTGCTCGCCGGATCCGGTGGCGGCGGGAAGACGTCGCTCGCGATCGGCTGGGCGCTCTCGCTGGCCTCCGGCAAGCCGGTGATGGGCGAGCGCGTCGGGAAGCCGCGCCGCGTGCTGATCTGGTCGGAGGATCCGCCGGAGGAGCTCGCGAAGCGCGTCGATGCTGCGATGCAGATCCACGGGCTCACGCGCGCCGACATCGAGGACCGGCTGATCGTCGTCTCGATCGACGAGCTCAAGATCACGATCGCGCGCTTCTCGCAGGAGCTGCGCGAGGTCATCGCGGTCGACCTCCCCGCGCTCAAGAAGATCATCCTCTCGAACAGGCTCGACGTGGTGATGCTAGACCCGATCGCCGAGCTTCACGAGCTAGAGGAGAACGATAACGTCCAGATGGCGAAGCTCATGGGCATGATGCGGTCGGTGGCGCGCGAGACCAAGGCGGCGATCCTGCTCTTGCATCACGCCTCGAAGGCGTCGGTCGATGCGGGCAAAAAGAGCGCGGCGACCGCGACGCGCGGCGCAGGCGCGATCGTCAACTCGGCGCGCGTCTCGATGGTGCTCAACGAGATGACCGCGAAGGACGCCGAGGATCTCGGGATCCGCGAGGACGAGCGGCCGCTCTATGGCGAGCTCACGCGCCCGAAAGCGAACATGGGGCCGCGCACCTTCGGCGGGGACTTCGTCAAGGTCGAGCTGGTCCCGTTCGGGAACGGAGACGACGAGAACGACGAGGACGTCGTCGCGGTCTCGGTCCCGTGGAAGCCGACGGCGGCGTCTCAGGGCGAGCGGTTCGGGGACATGGTGCTCGCGGTGCAGATCTTGCAGACCTTGCCTCCGCAGGAGCGCCGCACGAAGGGCGCGTCGAGGGCGGACTATCCGGTCGCCAAGGCGCTCGGGCTGGATCTGGGCTATGAGAAGGCGAAGGCGGATCTGACCAAGGAGGAGAGCGCGGCGCGCGGTCGCGTGACGGCGGTCCTCTCCCAGCTCGTCGGGATGGGCGCGCTCGAGGTGATCGACTTCAAAGATCCGGGTCCGGGCAAGAACCACGGCAAGGCTTACGAGGTCACCAAGGGCGGGCTCGCGCTGGTCGAAAATATGATCGAGGAGCGCGCCGAATGATGGCTCGGGAGGACAGAGGGAGGACAGAAAAATGTCCCCTCCCAGCGCGCCAAAACAGCGCGCCGAAAACCCCTAAAAATATGGGAGGAGAGGACAGGTTTCCCTATAGTATTCTCCTCTCCTCCCCTCCCTGTCCGTGGCCGGGTGGAACCCCGAGGGGAAACCCCGCTAGCGCGGGGGTTACCCCTACCGGGTTCTGGCCGATTTTCGGCCTCCTCTGCACTCCAACGAAAGGCTCAAACAGATGGCGCGGTATCTAGGAATTGACCCCGGGCTCGGGGGAGGGTTCGCCCTGATCGAGACCAAGGAGGGCGCGCCTCCCGCGTTCGTCGCCGGGCTCCGCACGCCGGTGATCCGGCACAAGGGCAAGGGGCTGGTCGACGCGCGAGAGCTGCTCGTCTGGTTGACCGACCTCGGCCGGATCGATCAGGCGGTGATCGAGCAGGTCGCAGCGCGTCCGGGGCAGGGGGTGACCTCGTCGTTCACCTTCGGCCGGGCCACCGGCGCGATCGAGACCCTAGCGCAGCTCATGGCCGAGACGGTCGTCTGGACGACGCCGTCGGTCTGGAAGAAAGACCTCGGGCTCGGCACCGAGAAGCGCGACAGCCTCGACCTATGCCGCCTCCGCTTCGGGGACGCCTTCACGTTCCGGGCGCTCTCCGACGACGGCGTGGCGGAGGCTGCGCTTTTAGCGTATCATGCGGCAGGCTACAGGTGAGAGAGAACCCCATGAGCGAAGGTAAACCGACACCAGAAAAGAAGCGTAAGTTCGGCGGACCGCAGCCCGGCTCCGGCCGTCCGGCGTTCGTGCCGACGCAGGAGGAGCGGGAGCTGGTGAAGAAGCTCTCCGGGCTCGGGCTCCCGCAGAACCAGATCCGGATGCTCGTGCGTGGCGGTATCGCGCTCGAGACGCTCCTCGAGCACTTCCGCTTCGAGCTCGACGAGGGCAAGGCTCAGACGGGCTGGGACATCGCGAACGCGCTCTACACCAAGGCGATGAAGGGCGACGTCGCGGCGATGATCTGGTGGACCAAGACGCAGATGCGGTGGTCCGAGACCCAGAAGCTCGAGGTCACCGGCGCGCAGGGCGGACCGATCCAGAGCGTCGACCTCTCGAAGGTCTCGACCGAAGCCCTCCTCGAACTGTCAAAGGCGATCTCAGATGCAGCTCCCGAAGATCACGACGGCCGATCGAGACTTAATTGAGGCCGAGCTATGCCGCCGATCGGTGCTCTACTTCGCCCGGACCTTCTGGCCGGTGCTCGAGCCCGGGCGATCGCTCGTCACCGGCTGGCCGATCGAGGCGATCGCAGAGCACCTCGAGGCCGTCACGCGGGGCGAGATCCGCAAGCTCCTGATAACGGTCCCGCCGGGATCCATGAAGTCGCTCCTGACGCGCGCCTTCTGGCCGACGTGGAGCTGGATCTCGAACCCGTCGCTCCGGTATATCGGCGCGTCCTACGCCGAGGCGCTCGCAGCGCGGGATAACCGGCGCGCCAAGATGATCGTCGAGAGCCCGCTCTACCAACGGCTCTTTCCGCGCGTCCGGCTCTCGGACGACCAAGCTCAGAAGGTCAATTTCGCGAACACCGAGACGGGCTCGATGATGGCGACCTCGGTCCGGGGCCGAGCCACCGGCGAACGCGGTGACGTCTTCGTGATCGATGACCCGCACAACGTGCTCGAGGCCGAGAGCGAGGCGATCCGAAGCGAGACGCTGCAATGGTTCCGCGAGGTCGTCCCGAGCCGCGTGAACGACCTCGATCGCAGCGCGTTCGTTTGCATCATGCAGCGCGTGCACCACGAGGACGTCGCAGCGGCGGCGATCGAGCAGGGCTACGACCACCTCCTGATCCCTATGCACTACGACAGCTCGAGGGCGCGCACGACCTCGATCGGCTGGTCGGATCCTCGCACGCAGGAGGGCGAGCTGATGTGGCCGCAACGCTTCTCCGCGCAGGCGGTGGCGGATCTGGTCCAGACGCTCGGACCCTACGCCTCCTCGGCCCAGCTCGAGCAGCGGCCGACGCCGCGCGAGGGCGGGCTGTTCAAGGTCGACAAGATCCAGACGATCGACGCCGTGCCGGACGAGGAGATCGTCTGGTGCAGAGCGTGGGACTTGGCCGCAACGGACGGCGCGGGCGCTTACACGGCGGGCGTGCTGGTCGGATGGCGCGTCGAGGCGCGCCGGGTCATCATCGCCGACGTGAAGCGCGCCCGGCTCGGGCCGGACGGCGTGCGGAAGCTGGTCGCCGACACCGCCGAGTTCGACGGGGACGACGTCCCGATCTCGCTCCCGCAGGATCCGGGGCAGGCTGGCAAGGCGCAGGCGCGGGACTTCACCGTCCGGCTTGCCGGGTATCGCGTGCGGATCGAGCCGCAGAGCGGATCCAAGGAGACCCGGGCCGAGCCGCTTGCGGCGCAGATCGAGGCGGGGAACGTCGACATCGTGACCGGTCCTTGGAACAGAGATTTCATCGAGGAGCTTCGACATTTCCCGAGAGGCGTGTATAAGGATCAGGCAGACGCTGCGAGCTCGGGCTTCAACGCCGTCGCTCCGAAGCGGCAGAGAAAGACCGGTCTTTTTGTGATCGGGGATCATGTGGGCAATAAAGCGAGGCCGGTCTGATGGCAAAAGCACCAACGAAGGCGACGGCGACCCGCGAGCTCGGCGCGGCGGGCAATTACGGGCGGGACGATCAGCTCCGGCCGGACGAGTTCCTCCCGAAGCTGCGCGGGCTCAACGCGACGCGGACCTTCCGGGAGATGAAGGACAACGATCCGATTATCGGCGCGATCCTCATGGCCTTCGAGATGCTCCTGCGCGCAGCGGAGTTCCGGATCGACGCAGCCAACGACAGCCCGGAGGCCGAGGAGGCCAAGGTCTTCGTCGAGCAATGCTTCAACGACATGGAAGGGACGGTCGACGACTTTCTCGCCGAGGTGCTGACGTTCCTCCCGTTCGGCTTTTCGGTCTTCGAGGTGGTCTACAAGACCAGATCCGGCCGCAACACCGACGACCCGGCGCGCTATTCGCAGTTCGATGATGGCCGCTACGGGATCCGCAAGCTCGCGCCGCGTGCCCAGTGGACGATCGACCGGTTCCTGACCGACGAGAACGGGACGATCACCGGCGTGCGGCAGAGCGCGCTCTCGCTCAAGCTCGGGTCGGTCGACATCCCGGCCTCGAAGATGCTGCACTTCCGCACCTCGACCGTGAACAACGACCCGAGCGGCCGGTCGATCCTCCGCAACGCCTTCACCTCCTACCACTACGCCTCGCATATCCAGATGGTCGAGGCGATCGCGGTCGAGCGCGAGATGAACGGGATCCCGGTCGGCAAGATCCCCTCGGAATACCTCGGGGAGAGCGCGAGCGCGGCACAGCAGGGCTTTACGAACGCCTTCAAGAAGATCCTGCGCGACGTCAAGTTCAACGATCAGGGCTTCATCCTGATCCCCTCGGATGTCTACGAGAACGACGACGGCACCAAGACCTCGATCCCAATGGTCGAGTTCGACCTCGTGACCGCCAAGGGGACGCGCGCGATCCCGACGGGCGAGGTGATCCTGCGGCACCAGCAGAACATCGCGCGCTCGGTGCTGGCCGACTTCCTGATGCTTGGCAGCGGCGATAAGGGCTCGTTCGCGCTCTCGCGCAGCAAAACCGACCTATTCTTGACCGCCGCCGGGGGCTTCACCGAGGCGATCGCGTCGGTCCTCAACCGGCAGCTCATGCCTCGGCTCTGGGAGATCAACGGCTTCGACCCGGAGCTGATGCCGACGGTCGCCTTCGGGGAGATCGCGCCGGTGGATCTGGCCGAGCTGGGCGCGTTCGTCCGCGACATCGCAGGCGCTGGGATGCCGATCTTCCCGGACGACGACACCGAGAACACGCTTCGGCGCGCCGCAGGGTTCCCAGAAAAGAGCGTCGACCCGGATCTTCTGGGCGCGCAGGTTCAACCGATCGACGAGGGGGTCGCCGAATGAAATTTCAAGTCTATCCCAAAGGGATCTGGATCGAGGTCGCGGACTTCAACGTCCAAGCGATCGAGACCTCGATGTCGGGCGAGACGATGATCGTGCACGCGCCGGGCTTGCAGTTCCCGGTCCTGAACGGCGTCGAGTTCATCGAGAGCGACGCCTTCGCGCGCGACTTCGTCGAGATGAGCGCGCAGCGGTGGATCCGCGCCTCGGCCGTGCGGTCGATCCAGCGCGTCGGAGACGACTATGTCCGGGTCACGCTCGACGGCGTGCGGCAGTTCTTTGATCTGTTCCCGGGCGACGCCTCGCTCAAGCAGGTTTACAAGGAGTTCCAGAACAAGCTCCCCGGCGCGCCTTCGTTCCTCTCGCTCGAGGTCGCCGCATGAACGCCGTGATCCGCAAGATGACCGCCTCGGATGCGGTGGCCGTCTTCTTGCGGGCTGCGGAGGGCATGGACCCGAAGATCGCGCGCGACTTCATCGCGGCGATCGAGGCGATCCGCAACCGGGTGACGGCCGAGAAGATCGCGGCGCTGATCGAGCGGCGCGACTTCGTCTCGCTCGAGAACGCCTTCTCCTCGCACTTCACCTCGAGCGAATGGAAACCCTACGGCGCGGCGATCGAGCAGGCCGTCCTCGCAGGTGTAAAGGCTACGAGCGACACGCAAGGCGTCGTAAACGGCGCACAAGAGGACTTCCAGATCGCGGTCGGGCTCAACCCGCGCCTCGAGCAGTTCGCGATCACGCTCACCTCGACCCGGATCCGAGAGATCGACCAGACGACGCGGGACACGATCCGGCAGGTCTTGCAGCGCGGGCTCACGGCCGGGGACGACCCGTTCGCGATCGCGCGGCAGATCCGGGGCTCGATCGGGCTCACGCGCAGGCAAGAGGCGGCGGTCTCGAACTACGAGCGGATGCTGCGCGCCCTCGATCCCGAGGCGCTCGATCGCAAGCTGCGCGACCGGCGCGGCGACAGCACCGTCGAGCGCGCGATCCGCAACGACAAGGCGCTAACCGAGGCGCAGATCCGGTCTCTGGTCGATCGGTATCGTGATCGATACGTCAAGTATCGGGCGAACGTCATCGCCCGGACCGAGAGCATCCGCGCCGTGCAAGGGGCCCAGTGGGAGCTCTTTCAGGACATGATAAACAAGGGCCAGATCGACGCTCGGCAGGTCCGCCGGACGTGGATCCACACCGGCGACGCGCACGTCCGCAACGCGCACTTGCAGATCCCGGGCATGAACGAGCGCGGCGTCGGGCAGAACGAGACCTTCGCGAGCCCTCTCGGGCCGATCCTCTATCCCGGCGACCCGAGCGCGCTCGCCGCGAACACGATCCAATGCCGGTGCGCGGTCTTCGCGCGCATCATCGATCGCGGCCTGCTCCCGTCTACCTCCCCGGGACAGGTCGCGCCGCCTCCGCCGCCCCCTCCGGTCGCTGCTCGCCCTCTCCCGGCGATGACCGACGAGGAGCGGCGGCGGAGGGTCTGGGCCAACAAGAGCACAGACGAGCAGCTCAACGTCGCGCCAGCCTTCTTGGACGCAGATCTCGATCGGCTCGCGATCGTCGAGAAGGTCGGCGCGCTGGGCGGCGTCCGTTTCTTGAACCCCGGGGAGGAAAAATATGGCGGCGCGTGGTATTCGGACGATTGGAGCGACCTCCTAAAGCGACCGACGAGCCAAATCGTGATGACAGAGCGCAACACGTCGAGCTCGGGCTACCGATCGATCATGCGGCACGAATACGGGCACCATATTGACTACGTCATGGAGCGCGAGCTGGCAAAGCGCAGCGGGATGACGATCAATTCGACGAAGGAGAGGGCCGGGGTCTCGCGCCTTGCCTATAAAGAGATCGCGAAAGACGCCGAGGAGATCTTCGCCAAGAACACTCGGATCAACCCCTATTCCGAGTTCAGAGGTGCGGTCTCCGCACCAACGAACACGGCTTTCCGAGAGGCGGCAGACGACGCCAGAGAAGACGCATGGCGCGCGTTGACCCGGATCCGCAGAGAAGCGATCAAAGCAGGGCAGGACGTCGACGAGGCGCAGGCGGTCTACATCGACCAGCTCCTCGCAGATCGCAAGCTCGGCACCCGCGCGGAGTTCGAGGCCGTCTTCCCGAACACCAAGATCGGGGACACGAAGCAGAACGCCGAGCAGATCGTCGGGCTTATCGCGTCCTATGACGTCAAGGACCACGTCTACCTGATGGACAGCGCGGACTTCAGCAGACCAGCGGGAGGGCCGCTCGCCGGTCTATCTGACAGCCTCGGGGCGGCGACCGGATCTCGGGTCGTTTACTTCTACGCGCACAGCCAAACCCAATATTATGACGCCAAGCTCTATTGGGACAAACAGAAGACGCTCGGGAACGATCTGCTT